TCGGCGTCGGCGATGGAGACGAGCCGCAGATCGACCAGCCGCCCGTCATGCGCGAGCCGGATCGCGTCGGCCGGATCCAGCGCCAGGCGCGAGGGCGGCAGACGGAACGCCGCAGTCTCGCGACCCACCCACGCCTCCATCAGCGCGCGGCGGCAGCGGCGTTCGGCTTCCTCGGGCGGCACGGCCATCGGGAAGGACTCGGAAGCGATACGCGTCGTGTCCACGGTGATGCGCCGCGCCTCGACGAGGGCCGCGTCGTAATCCTCGTCGGCGCGCGCGACCTGCCACTTCAGCGCCTGCGGCAGTTCGGTCTCCTGGCCGCGCGTCAGTTCCAGGACGTCGCCCTCGCGGGCGGCGACCAGATCGTCGGGCGCGAGGGTGGCGACGGACGCCCGGCCGCGCATGACGAACCGGATCACGCCCTCAGTCTCCACCGCGTCGAAGCCGAAGTGGCGCGACAGCGTCGTGATCGAGGCGCGCGGGCTTTCCAGCGCCGTGATGGCGTAGCCCTCGACCGCGCCCCAGAGCCCGGTGACGTCGATGCGATCCTCGGGCAGCCCGGCGTGCAGACAGAGGCGCCGCACGAGTGCTGCAAGCGACACCGCCCCGAGCCGCCCGGTCAGCCAGTGGCCGAGCCGCCAGTTCGCCCCGTCCGTCCAGACGTCGGTCAGCGCCGGGAAGAACGGATAGGGCCGCGCGTCCCAGGTCCAGGCGGCGCATTCCGGCACATGCACCATCCGGCCGCTGTAGACCGAGGACACCGGGTTGTTCGCGGCCTCGCCCCACCAGAGGAACGTCGCCTCGAGATAGGCCCGCTGGATCGCGTCGTCGCGCCAGCCCCGCGAGAAATGCGGCGTGAAGCTCTCCGACGACTTCGGGTCGAAGAAGACGTTGGGCTGGTTGGTGCCCCGGTCGATGGCGGGACAGCCCAACTCGGTGAACCAGATCGGCTTGGACTCGGGCGCCCATGCGGTCGGCGTGCCAGCCTCGATGCCGCCCGGGCGGTCGTAATGCGCGTTCGACCACCAGGCGCGCAGATCCTTGTAGCGGAAGACCCACGGCTTGCTGGCCGCACCGTCGGTGATCGGGGTCCGGACCTGCGCGGTTCGGTCAGCGGCGCTGGCATAGAACCAGTCGAAGCCTTCCCCGCCCGCGATGTTCCTCTGCAGATATGCCCGGTCGTAGATCGCGGGCCAGCCCTCGGCTGCATCGAGATGCTCGAAGCCGTCCCGCCAGTCCGACAGCGGCATGTAGTTGTCGATCCCGACGAAATCGATCTCCGGATCAGCCCAGAGCGGGTCGAGATGAAAGAACACGTCGCCCGAGCCGTCGCCCGGCTGGTGCCCGAAATACTCCGACCAGTCGGCGGCGTAGCCGATCCTGGTGCCGGACCCGAGGATCGAGCGGACATCGGCAAGGAGGTCCCGATAGGCCTGCACCGCCGGATAGGTGGCCGCGCCCGAGCGGATCGTCGTCAGCCCCGGCATCTCGGTCCCGATCAGGAACGCGTCGACCCCGCCCGCCGCCGCGCAAAGATGGGCGTAGTGCAGCACCATGCGCCGCAGGCCCCAGTCGCCGGGCGATCCGGTCCAAGTGACGCTCTCGCCCGAGACGCTGAAGCTGGCAGGCGTGGCGGCGCCGAACAGCGCCGCGACCTGGCTTGCGGCCGTGGCGGTCTTGTCCACCGTCCCCGCGAAACCAGCGGCAGGCGAACAGGTGATCCGGCCCCGCCACGGGAACGCAGGCTGGCCCGTCCCGGCGGCGTTGTCGGAATAGGGGTTCGGCAGCGTGTTGCCGGGCGGGACGTCCATCAGGATGAACGGATAGAAGGTGACCCGCAGCCCGCGCGCCTTCATCTCCTGGATTGCCTGCACAACGGCGAAGTCGGACGGCGTGCCGCCATAGACCGGGCGATCCTGATCGTCGCGGCTGACGAGTAAGGCGCCGGCCCGGCTGACGCCGTTCACCGACCAGCTGACTGGCGTTGTCGACTTGGCCGAGACCTCGACGCCGGGCCGCACCTTGCACGATCCCGCCCGCAGATCGTCGCCGAACCAGGCCACGACGAGGCTGACGCTCTCGACCGCCGGGGCCATGGCCTGCAGCCGGTCCAGCGCCTCCACCATGTCGGTGGAGTCGGCCAGAGCGTTCAGGTTCTCGGGCACCGTCGCGCCGCCATCGGACTTGCGGATCGCCTGCGTGGCGTAGGTGAACTCGCCGGAGGCGGGGATCAGGGTGACGGCGCGGGTAAGCCCCTCGGCAGTGTCGGGATCGGCCAGCGGGCGGAACAACTCGAAGGACATCTGCGGCAGGCGGTTGCCATAGGTCGAGAGCGCCAGTTCCTCGAAGACGACATAGGCGGTGCCGCGATAGGCGGGCGTGTTGGCCGCGCCCATCTTCGCCGCAATGAACGGGTCCGCCGTCTGCGCCTCGTCGCCCGGATACCAGCGCCAGGTGACTCCGGAGAGGTCCATCGGCTTGCCGTCGGCCCAGATGCGGCCGATGCCGGTGATCGGTCCCTCGCAGAGCGCCACGGCGAAGCTGGCGTAGTAGAGATACTCGGTGGTCTTGACCTTACCGCCTCCGCCGCCCTTGCCGCCGCCCTGCGTGGTGGTCTTCGTCTCCTCGCGGAAATCCGTCGCCCAGATGATGTTGCCGCCCATCCGCATGCGCCCATAGAGCCGCGGGATGACGGCACCTTCGGTGGCCGAGGTGATGCGCAGCGTGTCGAGCCGCGCGCCCTCGATGCGCTGCGTGGGCGCCAGCGACGAGATGATCCAGCTGTCGACGACGGAGCCGATGGTCGAGCCGATGAAACCGCCGATGGTCGCGGCGCTGACGCCGAGGATCGCGCCGCCGATGCTGCCGCCAATGGCGGCGCCGGCCGCGCCGAGGACGAGGGTGGCCATGGTCTGGTCTCAGCGTTGCGGGAACAGGAAGGCGAAGGCGATGCGCCGCCGCCAGGATGGGGTGAGCGGTTCCTCGATCACGCCGAGCCGCTCATAGGCGTGGAGGAAGGAGGCGGGACCGGTCAGGATCCCGACATGCTTGGCGATGGCGCGGGGCTTCATGCGGAAGAGCACCAGCGCGCCGGGACCGGCCTCGCCAGGCGACACCTCGATCATCATGCGACGCGCCCCCTCGGCCAGAACCTCGCGCGGCCCTGTCTCGCCCCAGTCGCGGCTGTAGGGCGGGATCGGGAATGGCTCGGGACCGACGACCTCGCGCCAGACTCCCCGGGCGAGCCCGAGGCAATCGCAGCCGACGCCGCGCAGGCTGGCCTGATCGTGATACGGCGTGCCGAGCCACGAGCGTGCGACGGCGACGACGCGCGTCGGATCGGCGCTCACAGCACAGACCCCTCGTGGCCGCCATCCTTCGTGGCATAGCGCAGCACCGCGTCCTGGCCGGGGATGTGCGGGAAGCCACGGAAGTTGGCGGTGTTCGCGAACTTGGCCCCGCAGGTCTTGATCCGCTTGTCGCAGCCCGCGCGGATGGTGAAGGCGTCGCTCTCGGCGATCGCGCGCACCGGCGCTTCGAGCAGGGTCAGCACCGCGATGCCGTCCGTCACGTCATGGCCCAAAACCTCGGTGCGTCGTCCGGCGTTCGCTCCGCTGGTCCATTCGATGGTGCCGAAGGCGAACCAGCCTGAGGTGAAGCCGCTAAGCCCGGAGGCGGTGAAGGCGCGATCCCGCAGCAGATCGATCACCGCACCCGCGCCCTTGTAGGCCGGGTCCTCGAGATCGACGCCGCAGCGCGCATCCCCCAGCGCAGCGTCACAGGTCGCCTGGAAAGTTCGCCCGACCGTCTGGCCAAGGACATGGGCGAGTGAGCGGACCTCGGCGACGAAGGCCAAGCGCCCGCGCCGGATCTGACCGATGGCCCCGCGCCGCATCAGTACGCGCTGCCCGGTGTCGGCCCAGTTCACCCGCCAGACCTCGACCTCGGCGTTGTCCCAGCGGCCGTCCAGGATGTCGGTCTCGGTAATCCGGTCGGAGGTCAGCACGCCCTCGGCGTCCTGCGCATCGACCGACAGGTCGGAGCCCGAGCGCACCTCCGAGGCCGTCAGGCCGCTCTCCGGCTCGAAGTCGGTCCCGTCGAAGCTTAGCGTCCGGTCGTGGTCGGTGAAGCCGAAGGTGACGCCGTCGGCGCGCGCAATCCGCCAGCACCAGGCGAGCGTGGTCGTGCCCTCGTCGAGATGGGATTGCAGGGCAGGATCCAAGTTCTTCATCGGCGCAGTTCCAGGAGCGGAATGGAGGTGATCGAGCCGAGCCGCTCGAGGTCGAGCATCACGTCAAGCACGTCGGTGTCGAAGCGGACCGGCACGTCGAACTCGAACCCTGCGGTGATGGAGACGCCAGCGCCCGGCGCGGCGCCGAAGGTGATGACGCCGGTTGTCGTGTCGACGGACCAGCCGGAGGGCTGCTCGACGCCCGACAGCGCGATGCACACGGTTCCGGTCACCGGCTTCGCGATGGCGCGCGTCCAGGATTGCGCGCCCGAGGCGTAACGCTTCACCAGCTGGAAGGCGGTCGTCGCGCCGTCGCCGGTGCCGATCACCTGATCAGTCGGTGATAATGCGCCCGAGGGCAGGCAAGACTTGTGATCCGCCCAATCCTTGAACCGGAAGCCGTGAAGACGGCCGTTCCGCGCCTCGAAGAAGGCGACGACGGCGGCGAGATCGTCGGCGCGGCGGATGCCGTAGGCGACGTCGTAGCGGCGGCGCGAGTTGGTCCAGCTGGCGTTGCGCTCCTCGTCGCCCGAGGCGAGCTCGACGATCTGGGTGCGCCGCTCGGGCCCGCCCCGCGCGCCGCGGCTGATGTCGTCGGGAAACCGGACCTCGTGGAACGCCATCACATGCCCCTCCGCCCGAGCGACACGGCGCGGGCGATGTCGGCCGCAACCTGTGTGCGGGACTGCCGGAAGCTCTCGGCGTCGCGGGCCATGATGGTGACGTTGACGCCACCGCTTGCGCCGTAGGTCTGGGCCTCCCGCCGCGACAGCACCCGCTCGCCGCGCTGCAGGATTGCGGGCACCTCATCATGCCGAAGCCCGGCCATCCCGCCGGAATGCATCCGGGGCGCGGCGGCGAAGGCCATTGCCGGGACCATCCTCGTGGGCCCAGCCGAGCCGACCATCCCGCCCGCATGCAGGACGTTGGCGAAGATACCGCCCGCCCCTGAGAACACGCCCGAGAGCGCATTGGCGATCGGCCCGAGGATGAAACGCCGCGCCGCGAGTTGGGCGAGATCAGCCAGCAGCGAGGTGACCAGGTCGCGGAAGTTCAGCTTGCCGGTCTTCACGAACTGGCCCACCGCGTTCTCGGCCGACTGGAAGGCGCCAACGAGGCTCTGGCCGATATCTCCGCCGATCTCGCGCGCCTTGATGGCATAGTCGGAGAGCGCCGCCGTGACCGCCTGCCAGCCTGTGACGGCCGCGTCGGTCGCGGGCTCCGCCGCCGCAGCAGCAGCCCCGGCCGCCGCGCCTGCACCTGTCGCCGCGCGTCCGGCATCGCCGAGTGCCGTCTCCAGCCGCTCGGCAGCACCCGTGGCCTCGGTCAGCACATCGGCACTGGCCTCGTCGGTGCCGCGCACCGCATCGCGCAGCGCCTGCCAGCTTTCGAGGGGCGCGCGGGCCCCCTCGGCCAGATCGCGCGCGGCCCCGCGATAGAGGTTCGCGGACTCGAGCGCCCTGTTCGCCGCCTCGGTCAGGCCGAGATCGGGCGCGGTCAGCGGATTGTCCTCGAAGGCCCGGTCGAACGCCGTCTGCGCTGCCGTGGTTGCGGCTGTCGCCGCCCCTTCGAAGCGGTTCTCGATCTCGCCGAGGTCGAGGTCGGGCACCAGCGAGATGCGCCGCTCCGATCCTAGGGCTTCGAGCCCCTGGTTGATGCCGTCGATGAAGCCGTTGATGCGCGAGACCACGCCGTTCAGCATCGCCTCGACGCCGTCGACCAGGCTGTTGGCCGCCTGGAACGCCAGATCGCCGA